CCTTGTCCTGGGAATTGTGCGATTGGATTGACCTTTGATTCGTACAAGGTATCACGACTTGCTTGTGGTAAGCGAACCTTCACGCCTACTGCACTTGAGATACCACCACGATTCAAACCTGCTGGTGCAAACCATTCTGCTGCTACATTGTCGTTGTATGCGAAAATTTCTGGAAGAACAACTGACGGTGGAACCCATAACAACTTGTTAGTATTCGTATCAACAACTCTCAACCATGGGTAGTAGGTTGCTGCGTAGTTACTATCAAGTTCTTCAGCCTTAGCGGTTGCGGTTGCGATAGTTGCGTTCAAACCAGTTGTATCCATAATAAAGAATGCGTCACCACGATCTTCGCAAAGTGTTAATGCTTCGTTTGCGATGTATGAGTGCAATTCATAGATAACGCCAGGGAGAACCAAGAGATTGAAGTCAAATTGGTCTGGGTTACTAATTGCTTGGAGTGCCTTCTTATATGCGACTGAACCTGGGGTTTGTGCTGTTCCCAAGTTAAATCCTTGTGTATTGGTTGCTACAATGTCTGCACCAAGATTGATATCACGTGCTGGGTCTAATCCATCGAATCCACCCTGGAATGCGACAGAGAATCTACGATATGCGAGACTTGCGTTATTGTCTGTTAATGAAATTGCTGCACCTTGAACTTCGGTAGTGAGATCTTCAAGACTGAAAGCACTACCGATTGAAACTGCACCTGATGGGATTGGTGCGAGATATGATGCGTTGGTTCCGATTGAACTACCGAAGTTCCAACCATAATAGTATCTCTTATCAACTGCTTCAACATTCCAACCTTCAGTTGAACCACTCAACCAGCGTGAGGTCACATAATCTGGTGCGACCAATTCACTTGATGCAAGTCCTACTGGTGCAAGATATGCTGCGAAGCCCATTGGAAGTGCAAGTTCTGGAAGGGTTTCGGTGTTCATTTCAACACGGATGTATTGTGAATTATTTGGAAAATCACCTTGATAATAAATTTCACCAGTTACCGCGTCGGTAGTTGGTGCACTATTACCGATAACACGTGCGATGAATTGTGCAGCATTTGGGTCAAGAGTCAAGTTGTCATATTGTTCAAGAACTTCTTGACGTGCATCGGTGTCATCATACTTACGAACAACAAGTGAGAATGTACCGAAATCACTATCTGGGTCTACACTTGGCTTAACGTTCAAGATAGATACCTTAACGTCCTTGTTTGCTGCATTACCATCACTCAAGGTGTGGAGCTTGAACAAGTTGGTCTTTGAACCATTCAAGGTTTGTGATTGAATCCATGGGGTTGAAGCATGTGAGTACTTACCGTAGGTTGAACCCGACAACATCAATGCGGTTGATGAGGTTTCTGCGGTGATAGTGGTTGCACCTGCTGCGATTGCTTCTGGGAAGAATGCGTAGACGTATGCACCCTTTGTACTGTCTGGACCGAGCCCAAAGTAGTTGCCGAGGAAGTTAACAGTGCCTTCAGTTCCGTTCAATGCACTTGCACTTACTGGTGTTGCTGATGATGAAAGTACTACGTTGAAACTTGAAGTAGTGCCACCGGCAAGTACGGATGTAACAGAGTTACCAGTACGACTTGGGTGAAGTGCAGCTAACAACTTCTTGTATCCAGAACCAGATGCGTAAACAAATGCTGATTGTGCACTTGCTGGGTCATATCCAAGAGTTCCGAGGACACGAACAACAGTTGCAACACCTGCTTCACGCAAATAATTCTTGACTGTTAATCCCGTGTAGTGATTTGCGTCGGCTTCACCAAAGCGGGTAACATATTCTTGTTGACTTCTAACGATAGTTGGGATAAATGCTGGACCTTTTGGTGTTGGTCCAATGAATGCACCCCCGATTTCACTAATACCTTGAGCGAGGAAGCTCAAGTCATTTTCTCTAGTGAAAACGCCTGGTGACACAATGCGTTCTGCCATACGAATCCTCCAAATGGGTTATATTTTATGCGAGTATTTCTCCGGTATTTAAATCAATGTTACCGGTACCATATTTTTGTTGTAACTTTTCGTAAATAACCCTTTCTTGTTCTTGAAATTCTGAAAACTTTTGTTCTTCAATCTTGATATTTGCTTCAATCTTTTCTACTTCCTTTAGTAATAATGACTTACTTAATGTCATTTCACCGACTGTAGAGATGATAGTCAGCAACGAATCACGCAAGTTTTGAACTTCCTTTAATTCTTCGTCTGTAACCTTTGCCATTTTACTGTCCTTTTGAAAATTATATACCTATCATAAATATATGAAAATATTTCCAAACATCGGTATTTATTATGGATTTAATGAACCAGTAACCAGTTCTGTGCCGAACACAACTTTCTTCGGCCCATATTGAATTCTGGTGGTTGCGATTCTACGACCTTCCTTATTCAATGTGGATGTTGGGAGAATATATGCCTTCACCGTGAGATCAAACCGACTACGAACTATACGGTCATTATTTACTGGCACTTCGTTGATTTGGTCAAACTGCCCGACACTCGTAACGAACTTATACTTGTTGCGTTCACCCCAATATTCGTCACTTTCAAATGAGATGTTTTCAATAATATGGTTCATTTGTGCCATATATTCAGTCCACACCATCGCTTCATAAGTGATATCATAATAATCGGGAATCGTCACCGTTTGAAACATTTCACTTGGCATAATGCCATTTAATGCCGCAAAACGGTCATACATATTGCGTTGATTCCAACTGGTTTTAAACAAGTAATTTTGATACTTGTTGGTTGGATTATTAATGTTATTCTTTCGCATTGTGGTACGACGAATCATAATAATCGGCAATTGTAACTTACCATTTTTGTCACGAAGCATACCATCTCGTTGAACACCCTTCCATCGTTCAGGATTACCATAAATGACAGGTACTTTAACTTGTTTATTATCTTGTGTGACAACAGGTGTGATGTTGTCTTGTAAATATTTTAAGATTGCCGTATCAACATCTAATAACCCAACGGATACAGGAATCGGTGTTTCTTCTAATTGTTTGTTATCTTCACCACGATTGTATCTCGTACCTGTTGGGACGATTCCACGATTAAAGGTAGGGATATTATCAGACATGTGTTTCCTCAATATTGATTGCACTTCGGCGGGTCAAGTGAGCAATGCAAATGACGGATTGATTGAATTGTGGTTTACCTGCAATCAATTGCGATTCTTGTGTATTATCAATTTCGTAAAAATTATCATTGTATCCAACGATGTCACCCGTATCTGGATACACATCCACATCTTGTAGTAATTTGCGTTGGAATCTAAATTCTACATTTTGTTGGTTGACATCAAATCCAAATCCTTCTGATTCTGCCTCTGTCTTTGGATACTTAACCAACGCATGCAGTTGAATGCCTTTATACCGAGTTTTATTCGTAGATTCTCCGTAAATGTTTACTGAAACGATGTCCGGTATAATCTTATATAGTGTCACAGGTACATCAACTACATCAATAACAATTTCTTTATTGATATGTTGAAAAAATTGATAATCTCTTTCTGTAACAAAACGAGCCATTAGTTATCTCAATTAGAAGATATAGATTGGAACTGGAACGTGCTGTAGAATACTTTGCATTGCTTCCGCGTTCTTCATTTGCTTTTCAAGTTGCGCTTGGTGACCTGTTTGTTCTAATGTTTCCCGAAGTTCCTTGATAAGTCCTTCCTTTTCTGATTCAGCTTCACGACGAAGTGTATCACCGTCAAGACGAATTTGTGCGTCAGGAATCGGAATGTTTTCATACTTACTACGAATACTTCCTAATGTTTCTTTCGCTAATGCGAGTGTGTAACGATAAATCCACAAACGTCCAATACTATTAATATTTTTATATTCAATGTTATCATATGGAACGTTCGAAAAATCGGAAACATTGTAATTTTCTGAGCCCGATTGTAGTAATGCAGTACCACTCATCTTGTCATCTACAACCATATAATCAAACCAAATGGTTGTTGGTTTAGTAAAGATTGGTTGGAAGTGTACAACATTGTTTGCTACAGTAAAACTATATTGACTCTTACGAATCATATCGTTGACTTCGATGGCTTGAATACGAAGTAAATCTTCGTAGGCTGGCATCATCACGAAAGTAACTGGTGGTGAATATCCATCAAAGCCAAATTCACTCATCAAGTTTGTAAGACCAAGACCCGTAGTTGCGAATGGGTCATAGTACCGTGCGATTGCTGGTGGCATGTAATGATAGATTCGTCGAATTTCGATTGCCTTACCAGCTTCATACACATCTGCCCACAAAGTTTTTAAGTCATATGATTGGGTATATGCCGATGCGGAAATGAATCCACTTTTGACATTTACGTTTCCACCACTCTCTGCTTCTGTACCGTATTGTGCTGATAACTTTACAATTTGTGGGAGTGGTGTAGAAATAATATTACGTTGCGTTACGTCGGTAGAAGTGCGCATACCTTGTAACGACATCATATGTTCACGTGCATTAAATTGATTAACTTGATTACTATATGTGGTGATAGCTTCTTCTAGACATGCATAAATTTGACGATGAGTAAGTTCTACGTCAACAACTGGATATCCCAAACGACGAGCCACAAAGGATGCGGCTTTTGGTGCTTCGGTTTGAAATACTGCATCACCGTCATAAAATCCAAACGGCGTTAAACCTTAGGGGTTAATCGGCTTTTCTTCAAAGGTAATTGGTTCACGATTTTGCATGAATTCTCCCCAATAAGATACTGATTATAAATATCATTTACCTTACGATAACTTGAATTATAGGCAACAAAAAGGGAGCCCTTTCGGACTCCCAGTTTGTTACAACCGTTACTACAAGATAGATTAGATGTCACCGAGGTCAGAAACTTGGATGAGACCATAGAATTCTGGACGGACAATCTTCTTTGCGTAACGGGTCATCACGCCACGGCGTGGTGTGAAGTTGTTTGGATC